GGATGACAGGCTTCTATGGAAATGGTATAGCTATTGGCCTGATTGGTGCACCAGCTGATTTCGTCTTCCGGGATCAGCCGCAGGATCTCGCCCTGCAGGCCAATCAAATAATGGCAGCTTGCTTTTGTCGCCGACTTTCCCTGTCTTTCTAAACGCGGCCCTTCTGTGCTCAGACTCTCGAAATAATTTCGGTTGGCCTGGGCTGTTGTTCCGGGATTGCCAATATAATGGCACGCGATGGCTGTCGTCCGGGTACGCCTGGTACCCGGGCGGTTGTAATTGCTGACGGTTAATAAGGTATCTTTGATTACCATGTCAAGTTTTTCCTTTCTGATCTACTTTACGATCATTATCAATCTGGTCTCTTAGTATTGCGATGTATTTACACAGCCATTCCGGCACACGAGCGCCCATTCTGCCGGCATTTTCAATGATGGACAGCAACTCGTTCAGCAAGTACCATATAGTTACCAATAGCCCCATAAATGCAGTACCCGGCATTTGAATGCCCAGCTTTCCGGAAAATGTGACAATGACATAATCTACAACGATGGCCACAGCTATCACGCATAGATAGCCTACTTTTTTGATAATTCCTTTAGCGCCCTTTTTTGAGCTCCAGCCATAACTTGCGTCACCTGGATGGTCGATGGCTTCTGCTTTACTGGCCAGCATGCCGGTGATGTAATCGATGACCATCATTCCGAGGAACAGACATAGGACCTGGAATAGGATGCCTAGCTTTTCACTGAGGAGTGCGCCGGTTAGGGTGAGGGCGGTTTGTATGGTTATAACGTATTCTTTTTTCAATTGAATTGGATCCTCCTTAAATTTATGTGTTGTTACTTTTTTGATTATCTGCTTTGTTTTGCTTGAGAGTGTTGTTTCTTGTTTTTGTAGATAGTTGACTTAATTAAATAGCGATTTAACTACCACTGGCGGGGAACTATCTGCCGTTAAAAGCAACTTGACCAACTGGGGAGTTATTACCCCCACTGGTGGAAACGGAACAATTAGCAGCTATTGGATCTCGACAGGAGTCGCTGTTTATAGAGTAGTGCACGGGTGTTGCATTGTCTACTTTGATTTGACACTTTCGAGGGATATTACTGTGTCGGATGCCAGTCTTGTATCAGGGCTGCCGTCACCGACAATGAACGTGTATAACAGATACCTAAGCTCTGACGGTACAAAATCTATTATGCTTAATGTCAAAAGCGGAGGGACAAGCCTAAATGCTGATACAGGTGAGGCAAAGCGCTATTCAGGCATGATTATTTATCCAGTTAAATGATTATTAGAAATACATTTCATGAATTCGCAATGTACCGCCACTGCCAACTGTTTCCGGTGTTATCGTCAGCTGTCCTGATGTATCCATCGAAAGCGTGGCAAAATGTACGTTGCCGGATGTCTTGTAGGGTATCCGCTTGCTCCAGCTATAGGATGGTGTATAAATGCCACCAACTGTGGCTAATCCATAGGTTGTGCCAGCCGTCCATTCGACCGTGTGTGTGCCAGCTGCATATATAGACTTACATGGCCCTAGCTTGCGGTAATACAATTTAATTCCTATGTTAGTTGGTGTTATTTCGTAGCTATTTAAAGTGACTAAATCGCTATTTAATTTAGTGTACAAATCCATCAACACCTTCAATTGCGCCGCCGCCCCAGGCAAATCGCCGCGATCAGTCGTACAATTATTCACAACCTGGTTAACCAACAATAATGAGGATTTAAGATTCTTAAAATCTTCAAAAAATTTCTTGATCTTCCCAACAATTGTTTTTGTTGTGTCACCGGCCGCCGGTATGGGAAATTCTTCGGTAATGGTGCCAAGAGTTGATACCTGTGTACCAGAGATATCACCATCTTCCGGCACTCTCCTTTTTAACTCCGCATCCGCGATATCCCAATTTGCATTGGGAATATTAATATCGTAAAACTCATTTTCTTCCGGTTTTACAAATTGATAATTCTTTGTTTTAGTTGACATAATCCATCTCCTCGTTTCTCAACTGCCAGTGTGTAGACTGGCTCATTGTTTTATGGGTAATATTGTTAAAGGTGGCATGAGTATTATAAATATACTCATATACAAGTTCCAGGTGCGCCGGCTTGATCTCTTCCAGCGTGATCTTCAAATCATTCATATTTCCCGGAATCCCTATGGTACCGACAAAACGAACCACGATCTTATGATTGGCATTGTCTTCCATAATCTCAACCTCACCGTTGGAATAAGCTGCTGCAACCTCACGAATCATACTTTTAGTTGTTGTCCCATTGCCAACTGCTTTTGCCAGGATCCGCTCGCGCCGGTAGGAAACCGGCTTTTCACAGTTCACTTCCAACCCAAAGATAACCTCATACCGTGCTAACAAATCTGTTGCTGTGGATATGAAACACTGGCGGACGGTATTCTTTAGCCCCTCATCCAATGCCTCCGCCTCAAGCGAAATAATCCGCTGAATTGTTTGCATGGTAAGATTGTGATCATAATAATCCGGAAGCAGGTTCATGAAATCCATCAGCTCACCTCCTGTAAGGAAATGGCCCCTGGCACCGGTATTTCTTTTTCAGCAATCATAATATTTCCTGCCGTTCCGTTTAACAGCAAATCACTGTAATCATTTACCCCCTCTATCCCCAGCAGAACACTCCCCACTTTTGCATGACTGATACGGTATTCCGTAAATACCATTTCTTTCAGGTACTGTCCCATAACGGTACTGAACTCTGCAAAAACCTCGGCTTTCGTCCGGGAACCGTCTAATATTACGTTTGCTGATAGATCTATCTTCTTGGGGGTCGGGCTTCCTACCGTCACAGTCGCACCAACAGGCCGTTCCCGTTCTATATAAGTGTACACAAGCTTCTCCAGGGCAGAGTTGATTTCTTTGTCGCTATTAACAACTAAAATCCTCACCGTTCCCGGCCCGTCATGCAGCGGAAACACCTTCGCCGCACCTGCTCCTGGTACCTCTAATGCCCATTGCATATAATGATAGGCATTTCCTGACGTGGCCGGTAATCTGACTTTATCATAAAAACGGTTGCGTAAAGCTGTATCTGTTTCCTTATCTGCCCCTGCCGCTATCATATCCGCCAATTCTGCCGTCACCCCAGTCACCGCGGAGATCGGCTGCAGGTTCCCGCGGTACTGATTGCCAATATCTCCTGCAAGCTCACATTCCGCTTCATACTCAAGCGGTGTCAGCTGCTTTTTTATTACGTAAGTCACATCCTTGATTGTCCATCGCGTCCCGACATTTACTTCTGCCGAAGTGAGCAGCTTTCGTACTGCATATGTTGCCGGTTTACGGATTAAACCAAACATGGAAACCACCCGGTCCAGATATTCACCTGCCGCCGTGTCGGCAAACACCAGCTCCACAAAATGATCAAGCTGAAACGTCTGCTGCGCCAGATAATAAGCACATGGCGCAAGAGCATCGTAAATCACACTTCCTTCTCGTTTGTCCACATCACTGGGGACTTTTTCCAGCATTCCCTGTAGTATTTCTTCAAATGTTTTCAAACCGCCACCTCCGTTTCTATTGTAAATTCGCCATAAATGCCAGTTACCTTAAACTCACACATACAGGCATCACCGGAAAATTGAAAGGTGAAGTCATCCACCGCCAAAATTCTGTCATCACGCATCAGTGTCTCCTGAATCATCCGCTTCATCTCCGCACGGACAAAGGGACGTTCCTCTCCCATTAACTGTTTCCAGGCAATCCCATAACCAAAACTATAAATGGGATATTCAAACTGCTCCGTTGACAAAACTTTGTAGATGGCCTGCTTTAAGGAATCTGATTCATCCACATAACCTTCTATTTTCGTTTCAGATAATGCATACGTTTTACCTGTATATGTTCTGTTTTTCAATACTAATGTTGTATCTAATGTTGCCATGATCACCCTCCTTACTGATATGGCCTGCCGATAATTTCCAATATATAATATTCACCGCCGCCATCATTACGCAGCAAGCGTACCTTGTCGCCAATCATCAGTTTTCCTGCTGCATTTCCAATAATCAGTTCCATCGGAACCGGCAGCTTTTCATTAATAACAATTGCATTCCCATTATAAACACCAATTAACAAAGCAGCCGGTTTCCGATTATTCATATAATTATCAACAATTGTTTTTACTGCATGAATTAAATCACAGGCCCCGCTAGCCATCCGTCATCACCTCCACAGTCATTGTGTGTACCGGCAGAAAACTGTGAGTTGCCTTTTTCACAATCAATCTGCGGTTCAGGTTAATATCTGCAATACTGCCATAAAAACTATTTCCAGCCCTTACCGTCAGGTCCCCCAGACAATCGAATTTCAGGGTTTCACTTTCATGATTATAAAGTTTTAACAGATTGTTCGCCCGTTCCCGGGCTTTTGCTGCGTTATCAATTCCAGATTGCCCTGTTTCAAAATACTGTAATAACCCGTACCGATTTACAGACTCCTGGTCAATTGCCGTACCGACATCCAACTGACCAGTTTCCTCATTCTTCCATCCGATCTTAATGCGGTTATAAAAATCATCATCAATTGATTTTTCCCATGAATACCCGGTCACCAGGCTGCCATCGCCCAATACCAGAGGCAGCTGCAGGTTCCGCATATTCCAAAGGCACATAAAGCCGTACTCATCCCGCAGACAGTACTTTTCTTCCGTCTCTATAAGCGTCTCCGATATCCCGTTATAAATCATATCCAGCCAGGTTTTGCGGTACTCCGCTTTGGTTTTTAAGACATATCCCGGGTCTTGCAGGGTTCCGGTTTTCAACGAAAGAAACGTGCACATTTTTTGTGTCAAAGTGCTTAATGTATCGTCCTTTATCACAATGATTTCCTTTGCCTTGCCATATCGCAGCTGGTCATAAGCCTTGACCTTTATCATTCCCCCTTCATCGCCGGAAACCTTAAAAACAATGCCAAAGAAAATACCATTGTTTTGGCCGCTATATGTCAAACGGATGACATCACCAGTTTGCAGAATTAATCCATTGTTCACATAGGATACCTCCAGGCTGCCGGCTCCATCATTCAGGGAATCGGTCCATGAAACATCCTTACACATCCCGGAGATATCATAAATACATCCCCCGGTTTCAACTAATACTTCCATCTCTCCCCCTTACTCCGGAATTGTCAAAATCTGCCCGGTATAGATCAGATTAGGATTGCTGATAATTCCTGAATTAGCCGCATAAATCCTGGTATACAAAGATCCGTTTCCATAGTATTTCCTGGCAATCCCCCATAAAGTATCTCCCGAAACTACCGTATGGGTTTTATTTTCCGTTACCGCCGGGTTTTCCGGTTGGCTTTCCTCTTCCTGTTTCACTGTTTCCGGCCCTGCCTTAACAGCAACGAAACGCTTCCCCGCGCCTTTATACTCCAGCAATTTGAAAGAGATATATTTATCCCCTTCCTCCCCGGCCTTTTCCGTCACTTCAATGCTCTGCACCAAAACCTGGATGCTGATATCATCGGTGATGTCATTGGAGGCAATGAAACGAATCGGCTTTTTATTTTTTTGAGCCTTCCGAAACATTTTTTCAAAAAAATCGGCTTTTTTAAAGCTTCCGCCCTTTTCCACATAGTGATACTTTTGACTGGGGAATTCAGCTTCAAAGCTGAATTCCTCCAAGTCATAAGAAGATGGAATTGATATTTGTCCATCGCCAAGGATCCGGTATGTCTCAATCTGCAGGTTCCTGCTTCTTTTGATTTCCTCCGGGTTTACCGGAAGCTTATACTTCTTCCCCCCATATTTAAAATAAATCGAATATGACATTATGCATACACTCCTTCCGGTGCGGTTGCAATCTGATCTTTTAAGATAGTTAGCATGTGTGCCGCCACACCTTCGACATCCGCTTCTTTGGTAATCGGACCGGTAAACTCCACCTTAATATTAGGTGCCAATGTATTCTGGGCAATTCTGGCAACGTAATCGCGCTCTGCTAACTTTTGCAGCCATTCAATATCTTCTTCATCCTCTACCTTAACTGCCCCATTAGCACCGCTGCCTTTTACAATCGCCGGGTTGCCGCCAGTACCAGGCGCATCACCAGCCGAGTCTGTCATCCCGGAATGCATTGATAAATCAACACCATAGTCATCTCCCTGAAACAAATTTCCAAATTTATCTTTGATGGCATTTTCGAAACCACTGAACTTTTCATAACTGCCATTAACAAAATCCGCGCCATCCAGCAGATCTTTTTTTTGCGCAACTTCTTCCCATTGAGAGTTATCTTTTATTTCCTTTGCTGCCGCCTGGATATTCGCTTTAAGATTACCAAGACCGGCAGTAATGTCTACTTCTACACAAGGAATGTTGTTGATCACTGTTTCAACCGCTTTTGCCATTTCCAGTACATAATCAATTACATGAAGAGCCATGTTATAAAAAAGCAATTGAACAGAAGCTACCGGCTCTGACCACACATTTGCAAAAAAGTTGACAAATTCCACCACCATGTTGTACCAGGTAATAAAGTGATTTACTACCTTAACAATAAAAGCCCCTAAAACTGCGCCAATCAGTCCTAATGCCGATATGTTGGAACCGGTAAATTTATTTACTGCCGCCACTACGGCAAAGATTATGGCAATAAAAAGGATAAAGAGGCCAATAATCCAAACAATCGGGCAAGCAAGTAATGAACTGTTATATACAAACTGTGCCGCACTTGCAGCCGCAGTACTCCCTGTTAATACCCCGTATCCAATCGACAGAAATGTCGTTGCCGCATTATAAATCCAGGTTGCGGCGGCACCAATCACATGAGCTCCCTTGATCAGCAGAAGTGCTCCATAATATAGGCCAAGGGCTACGGCGATCCCTGCAACAATTGGTTCAATGATTGTCCAGTTGTCCTGAATAAAACCAACCACATTTGCTGCTCCGTCAGCCAATGCAGCAAACAGGTACATTATGGTTCCCATCACCGTTCCAAAAGCCAACATCATCCCTTCGATCCGTGGTAAGTTCTGTTCGATTACATCATATAGCCGCATGAACGCAGGTGTCAGCCGACTTCCAAGCTCCTCTTGCATGTTTCCGATCTGCTTCTTAATACCCGCCATCCGGTTTTCCGGCAGGGCCGCCATCTTCTCCGCCAGTCCGGCCCAGGATTGACTGATGATATCATCGATCACCAATGCCTTTTCCATATCCGTACCGTTTTGGATAATCTCCTTTTGGACATCTGACAGGTTAAACCCCTGTGCTGTCAGGTCATCAAACTTACCGTCAAAAACCTGTCCCAGCTGCGCCGCGTAGTTCGTCATTGCCTTTGCATCAACAGCACCGCCGCCCGACATCCCGGCTGCGTAATTTGACAAGGTTCCCATCAATTGTTCCAGCGCACCCGTGTCCGCTGTGTGGGTTGCCAGCTTCCCGGCACCGGCCATTAAAGCGGTATCGTCATAAATGGTGTTGGCTTGAATATCTGAGGCTTTTTTCTTTAGTTGCTCAAATGCTCCTTGCGTTGCGCCGACACGGTTAAGAACACCCTTCAACTGACGCTCTGCGCTGCGTTGTAGATTTGCCATATTAAAAGAATCATTTGCAAAATCCATTGATTCTTTAATAATTTTCTTAATCGTCGGAAATGCTTTTTTGAAATTGTTTGTTAATCCTGCTGCCGCTTCTGATTTCTTTCCTGCCGCCTCCATTTTATTACCTAACTGTTCAATACTTTCCCCCATCTGTTGACACGCAGCACCGGTTGCTTTCAACACCTTGCTAAGCCCGTCCGTACTGATATTTGCTCTCTCTG